CCGGCGGGTTCAGGGCCAATCCAGCGGTAAACTTGCGAGTTAGGTGACAGAGCCGCATCGGGAGCAACGGCTGGTCCAGGTATCTGTTTGTGTTCTCGCCTAAAAACCGTTCGCGGAAGACCGTGGGAAACTACGCGGGGTGAGTCAGCAAACGAGTACTCCTCGGCTTCCTCTTGTCCAATGACATCCATTGGCCAGTTACGGTTTTGATGCCAGAGTCGTATGGACCTCACTTGAATTACATCATCTGGGAGATAATACTTGTCAGAGTAAATGCGGTAATTAAAGGGGCCTTTACCAAATTTCTGGTAAGGCCACGGGGTCACTACCGACAAACGGTAACGTGCGCCTCCCCCCTTAAGGGCTTTTTTCCATACTGCTCGAATGGTATTGCGGTAAGTTGTGGTGCGATTCGTCGCGGCATCAGTAACTTCTACTTCAAGTGTCCTACCGTCCCACGACCGATCTGTCTCCCAAACCAACGCATTAGCTGTACCAACATTTACATCTTGCTCGAAGACCCAAGGGTTCTCGGCATTAGCTTCCATTGGAGCAGTAGTATCCAACACCGATACTGAAATAGTATCAGTGGGTATTGTCGGCACTGCATCAACTTGAGTCGCAAATTTTACTTCTGACTCAAAGAAAAGAAAGGGAGCCTCTAAACAAACATCGTTGTAAGCCCGGTTAATGAAACCATTAACACGTGCAACTGCTTCAGTGGATTGAGTTGGTGCCCAATCTGTCTGTGAAAACAAAGCATTTCTGATGTCTTTTAAGTTCAAAGGCTCCCCCCTTAGTTACTACACACCACAACTAAGGAGCACACTAAAAGTGTCGCCTGCTCCGCCGTCGTCTGCAAGCGCAAGTCCGATAACCATGTTTTCTTCGCCAGCAGCCATCGTATCGACGAATGCTGTTGAGTGAGAAACAATGCTTTCACCTTGAGCCACAGAACCATCACCACGAGCCAGACCTTTACCTTTTTTCAAGACAAAGCCATAAGAGCCCGCTGCGACTGCGTGTTGTGCGCAACCAATGATTTTAAGAGAATCGTGCGGCCCACCCGTTTTAATCGCGCGGTAAGGCACATAGTTAGTTGTCTCAATCATCACACAGTCACCCACTTCCAGCGCGGCGGCATCATCATTAACGACGTATACCCACTCTTGAAGCCCGTAGTCACCGTTAGGAACGGTAAGAACAAACCCTAGAGGGCACTGTTGAGTTGTAGTGACAGTTGTTTTACTAATACCTGCTGCGGTAAATCCACTCATGTCATACCTCCTATGGGGTTCCGCCACCGGTTACAACGCCGTTGCACCGAAGCTGGTTAGTGTGAAGACCCATGTTAAGAACGATTTCATAACGGAATACGTCTTGTTCTGGGATACGGAAAGGACCGCGCACAGCGAAGTCACCTTTCGTTTCACGGTTAGAGTCGTGTCCAAGCGTGTAAGCGTGCCAAGCAGCAGTCTTCATCATGTAGATAACGCCACGACGAGCATCGCCAGTCGTAAACGCTGCGGCACTTGTGTCGAGTGCATCTTCAAGGAAGAAGTCTGCGTCGAGGAATTTAACGCCTTGACGGATTTGACTTGGAGCTTTGTCGCCCTCGACCTTAGCTACACGTACGTAATCGTTAAGATCTTCAATGTAGTTAAGGTAAGAGTTTTCATCACCCATCAACAAGTCAACAGGACCCATTGTTTTACCCTGACGAGAAGCAGCGTAGTAAACACGACGCATTTCGCTCAAACCGTTGGTCGCAAACGACGTAATTACACCGTATTGGTTAGCCCAACCAGTGGTTGCGGGCTTTGCGAGACCAAACGTAGTGTTACTCTGGGCAGCGATTGTGTTAAACTCAAGAGCACCCCGACGCGCAGTACCTTGAGGATTGTAAGTGGTATCACCGTTAAGAGTGAGGAACCCGCCTACATCAAGGCCGTCACCAACTGCCACCTGACGCGCAATACGCTCGTGGAAGTCGCCCAAAGCTAACTCTGGGTAATGCTGGATAATACGAGCCAAGTCCATCGCACCGTTAGCTTCGGCAAGGTCTTTGCCGGGAACGTCAAACGCGTAAATAAGACGAGGCGCGAACGTGTTACCACGTACCGCATTCTGATTACGTCCACCTGCAATAACTTCAGAACCTGTAAGAATCTGGGTTACTGTACCTGGACCATCTGTTACTACCGCAAACTCACGGTAAGGACCTGTAAGAACATCACGGTCGATGTTCCCCTTTAAAACCACCCTTTCGAGGACTGGATGCCATTTGGTAAACAGTTCCGAATAGGAGGGCATCAACTCAATCAACGCACTTGCAAGTACGTCTGGCGAAATAGCCATGATTAACTCCTGTTAGCGTTGTTGTTTAAAGGCTCTTTGAGCCGCAACTAAACGCATGTCATCTAAAGATTTAGCTTCCCGTAAGGCATCTTTTGGAGCTTGGTTCGGAGCTACAGGGGATCCGGTGGCCCCCGAAGTTATCCGTGCTCCCGGACGCGGGGCAGAGCGGACAGGTTGTGCCGTTGACCCCCGCGCTAGTTCAAGGGCGTATCGCATCGGAACGCCATCGGCTAGTGCTTTACTTGCGATTGTTAAAGCCTCGTCACTAAGTTCCAAGGCTTGCGGAGCATAGTCCACATCCCAACCTGACTCTAACAAATTTGTGAACCTTTCAGTTAACTGTGGGTCCTCGAAGATTTTAGCATGATGCTTCTGATACCACGCAGAGTATTCTTCAGCTTCCTGCTGAAGTGCATCATCTAAGGCTTGCTTATAGGAGTTAAACTCATTGGAAAGAGCCACTTTTTCCTGTTCTAGCGTACCGTACTTCGTTTCCCATTCAGTAACCTGCTGGTTTAACTCTGAATTTCGGGGGTCTTCAAGACCCGCAGAGAGAGATTCATAGATAGACCGGAGGCGGTCAGCCTCATTTTTTTCAGCCTCGAAATGTTTCGAGTAGTGGTCTTTATAATGATTTGAGAAGCGGTCGTTCCAGCCCCGGATTTGTTCAGGTAACGACAGGCTTTGGCCGTCCCAAGCATCCCAACCGAAGTCATTAGCAGAGGGAAAACTAGGAGGCGAACTTTGGGGCTCACTGGTTCGTGCATGTGTTTCCTCGGAGGTGGAAGCAGCGGTCGCTTCCCCCGATACAGGAGCAGACGAATCCGAAGCCACCCCAGGCTGGGCCCCAGATTCTACGACCGCTGCTTCGGTATTAACGTCGCTCATTAGACTTCTTCCCTTTCTTTAGAGCATTATCGGCGGCGCGAAAACGAGCCGCAACAATGTTTAGTTGAGGTTTCTCGCCCGACACGGGAGGCATAGGCATCATTTCACCCATTTCTTCACCCATCTCCATTTCCTCGCCGCCTTCGGGGGAAACTTCCTCGACAACTTCCTCAACGGCCTCCATTGGGTCGTCCATCATATCTTCCATAGGAGACTCGGAGCTTTTTAACTCAAAACCGTGCTCTGCAAGAACACTTAAAAGTTCTTCTCCCGAAGATACTTCTCGGGCTAAATAGTCAGCCATTTCATCAATGGTGTACTCTTTTTCCTCACCGTCTAGGCTTTCGTCTGGCATGATACTGCTCCATAAATTGTTTACTAAAAAGTTTACCACGAGTCAAGTGGCTTTACGTTTATCCCGATCTTCTTGCGCAACTTTCTCACGCATATCTTGGCGGTCCCGATAACCCAATGTCTTAGCTTTTCGGTCAGCTTTATTTCTTACAGCGTCTACGTGGTCCTGCCAAGCTTTGCTGTTTGCGCTTAACACTTCTGTCCCAGGATTGTCACGTTGATATGCGTCCCAGTCACTTTTTGAAGTAAAAGTTCGTCCGATCTGATTAACTGTCATGGGATTAGAAAATGTCGGCCCGACTGTGCGCACCGGGCTAATTAAACGCACCACCGACGCGGAGCATTCGGGGCAAATCATCTGGTCAGCATCTGCCAGAAGGCAAAACACGTCGTTAAAATAACCGCAACCGTGCGTGCAGCGTACGTCGTACAGGGGCATTTGGGGTTCTCCTTATAATCCGCTTGGATCCGTTACGGCGGTGTTTAAATCTCTAGTGTATTTAGGCTTGTCCATCTAAACTCCTAAAAAGGTGCTCCGGTAAAGCCTTGAGCGGCTCCCTCAAATCCTGCGGCAACTCCCGGCTGACCCGTCGCTGCGGGCGACCCAGGGCCCCCTGCGGGCATTGGAACCGGGGCGGGCTCTTGTACTCCCGGAGGCATATCACCACCCGCCATCGATGGGTCAGGGGCTCCTGGAGGCATCATACCTGGGGGGGCCATTCCTGGAGGCATTTGAGGTGCGGGAGGTTGGTCTTTACGAAGGATGTCAGTAAGACCTAACAACTCTAAAAGTTTAACCACGAGTTTTTCGCGGTCTACTTGGGGCGATTCTACCAACAAGCCCATGTACTGCTGAATTTTTTGAAGTTGAATCAGCTTATGATTCTCTGTCGGGCTGTAGGGTACCGCGTCATAGTCGTAATCCATCGGATGTTCATAAGGTTTCCGAGAATCACGCGCGCCTAAACTTTCGCGAGTCACTTCCAGTACTTCTCGACTATCTGTCAAACGAATCGGTAAGATAGTATCCTCGTTTAGAAACTCCTCGTATAGCCCCACAGTAGCATTACCCAGGCTTTTAATAACGTCTTCCATAGCTTTAATGCGTCGACCGTTACGTGTACGAGTAGACGTATCTGCCAGCGCAACTTCGGTAGCAACATCAGCAACTCCAACAACTCCCCGGCTGTACTGGGGGATACCTAAAATAAACTCAATCGTTTGTGTACAGCGTTCTCGCATTTGAGAAAACGAGGGCTGAAACTGTGGGGTAGGGGTTTGCCCAATTAAATCCCGAAGGGGGGCGTTAGCTTTACCCATCACAGCAACCATCGACCCAGGTTCATTCGCATCGCGTAAGGCTGTCGTAATGATTTCCGGGTTGTCAACAAGGCCCGTGTTCACCAAAAGTACGGGAGTAGACGAGTGCGCGTGCCACAACTCTAGGGTGTCGATTTCGTTTAAACGTTCCTGAATAGACGAAATAAGTTTTACGTCGCTTACACCACCCAAGTCGACCATATTGTCGTTAAAGATTAACTGTGTAAAAGGGTTCCGTATGTGGCGATAAGGAAGCTCGCCCATAAAGAGGGGTTCTTCGACATCGTCCAACATGTGGTAATACTTACCGTCACCCTCAAAGTCATAAACTTCGTAGACGGTTACCCAGTCATAGACTTCTTTTGAAGCGTTGTTAATCATCTGCTGGTTACGTACGTGGTCAGCCAACCACGATGGATAGCCCCCGAACCTAGCTTTTTTCGCCACCTTCGCGTTGTATGTCGCTCCTTTGCGGCCCTTCCGCTTGGTTCTGCGCTCAAATTCAGCACGAGTCAGAACTGTTACTTCGATCAAGTAGCGAATGTCTTCCCATCGAGAGGCTGATTGGTCATATAAGACAAACCGAGGGTCGGTAACAAAAAAGTCCACGGTTTCCTGATTAAAATTCCAGACGGCTTTTAAAAAGCCCCGACCACAAATCGCAGCGTTTGTCGCAAGTTTCCACAGAAGCGTGTGAGTTTTGTTCCGCTTAAGAGTGTCGTTAATCAAAGCCTCCCGGAATTGGGCTACTTCACGTAGTTTTTCTCTACGAGCTAAAACGGACACTTGGGGGTTAGTTGGGCAGATGTTCGCAATCATCGTGTCGATGTACGCGTAAGGATAGTTCGTCTCAAAGTTGACTTCGTCTTCAGCTAAGGTTTGCCCCGCACCTGAGGGGAGGTCTACCGAAGACCTCCAGTATTCAGACAGGTACCAACTGCGAAATTTATCCCAGGCACCGCGCTCCCTGCGAGATTTGGCCCGTTGTGTCTGGATAATACCGTTAATTTGCTTGGGGGTTAAAGCCATAAATTCCTCTATTACTGTTTTTTCTTAAATGCGTCAGTGAGTCCCGTAGAAGCATTTTGCTGTGGCATTTGGGTCATAATGGGGGTAAATCCCTCGGACCCACCTTTTCCACCCATTCTCTCCAATGTTCCTCGAAGTTTTGGTAAGATTTTGTGCTTGATAAGCTGCCCAATCGGTTGTTTGCCCGCTGCTTTGCGGTCTACCGCTTTTGCTGCTCTTGAAGCCTTTCTCTCACCTCGACGTTCTTCGCGAGCAGCTTCCTTTTCGCCGAAGTCTTCCATTGTACGGGGGCGCGTACGCTCAAGAATTTCATCGTGAGAATAAGACTTAGGCCGTTTACCTTGTAGGTGCTTAATCTGAATGTCAGTTAAACGGTCTATTTTACCCTTCCGGTCTAATTCGGGATAAGGTATTCGTTTAGGCTTAGTGTCCGACTCTGCCATGATTAACCCTTCTTCTTGCCTGCTGCGGCCATCTTTTTCATTCGTACCGGTCCGTATTTTTTACGCCCGATATAAGCAGCTAAGGCTTTCGGGTCTTTAGCCCCCTTTGCCTTAAGTTCGCCACTTAGTTTTTTAAAACGCTCGCCAGACCCTGGTTTTGGTTTGGACTCCTCGTCGTCATCGTCATCTTCAGACTTCTCTTTCTTCGGAGCCGTAGCTTCCATTTTTTTAGGCATAAGACCCTCAGACATCCTCTGTTTCTTAGATGCGGACTTCTTCTTGTAATCAGCCAATGCTTTTTCAGCGGCTTTCTTGCGGATTTCTGCGGGGTTAGGCATTGTTATCTCCCTAAAAGTTTATTTGTAATCATTTCCGACAGTTTGTTCTTAGCTTCCCGGCTTTCGCGACTAAAATCTGCTTCTTCCTTCGCGAGTTCAGCCATTTCCGGGCGAACATCACCATGTGAGCCTCTATCGATTAACCTAGATAAGTCCAGGTCTTCGTCCTCCATAAACTCCTCTGTCTCTGGCGTCAGGTGGCCTGCTCCCGCGTACCGGAGGTCGGCAGCTTGTTGGAGGTATTCGGGGCGTTTTTGACGGGTATCTTCATACGAGCGGCGGCCTAATTCATTTGGAAAGTCTCCTTGTCGTACATATTGCTCGTATTCCTCGTCTGTCAGTTCCCTAAACATTTCCGGGTTGTACTTGTATCTTGCTTCAAGTTCTTCCAGAAGAGGTCGGTCGAACTGCCCATCAGGGTTCCCCTCTCTTAAAGAATCAAGAGTTCTCCTCCGCCAGTCAGCATTGTCAGACATTTGCTGATGTGTCGGAGCCCCTTTATATGTCCGCATCATCTCAAGGGGGTCTGCCGCTCGCCTAAGAGTTGCCTCTTGTATGGTCCTGTCGTATTGATCCATATCAGCTTTAGTGGTGTTCCTTACGTTAGAAACAGTATCAATGAAACCCTCGTTTATATCATACGGGTTTGAACGAGGATAAATAGACCGGCCCCCTCCTTCGGCTAAGGCCTTACGCGCTATCTCCATGCGCTGTTCTTTCATCTTGTCGGCCATTAGCGTTTTCTCCTATAGCGGGCACGTTTACGTTTCGTCGTAGCCTTATCCTGTGAGGACTGCTTACGGTACTCTTGAACTTGGTTCCAAGTCATATCACGGAATAGCACTATATTGTCGGGATTGGTTGACCCTTCCGTGGCCCTTCGACGAGAGGGGGCCCTGCGTGCGGCGGTCACAGCCATTTGTAAAGCTGAAATTTTATCCCAGTGGTGGCGATTTCGTCGCCGCTTACCTGCGCCTTTTCCATATAAAATCTCACTAGAGGCGTTTTGCTCAACTCGCTTGTCGTGCTTGTAACCGGTTAACTGGTCCACGGTGTCAGCATCGTTTAGAATAAGTTCTTCCTTAAGAGCCTCCTGTAACCAAGACAACATCTGGTCAACTGACTTGGATGTAGCCGTAATCCCAGGTCGATAAGGCTTTTCGTAGTAAAGATTCTTACAGTCTAACTCCTGGAGTAAGGCGATTACAGCCGCACCGACCCCGTTTGACTCTACTGCAACGATTGCGTTGTTATATCTGCGAGCGACTTCTAAAATCTTCTTAGAAAACGGGATCGGTTCCGTATGGTCGGCAAAACACGCCACTTGAGTCCATTCCCCATCGTAAAGTTTCAGTACCTGGAAAGCCGCGTGGTCGCGGGCCGCATATCCCGCCGGGTCCACCCCCATCACGTATAACGCTTCAGGTTCCGGCTGTTCATATTCAAGATATGGGCCCGACCAAGCGACCAAGTTGCCTTGCTGGTGTCGTTTGAGTAGCGAATGATGAATAACTGAACTACTAGAGGCAAGCCAGCAAGTTACGTCGTCAAAAGGGTAATAAACATTAAACAGGTCTGGATTTCTGCGGATTTTCGGGTCAAGCTCAAGCATTAACCGCCGAAAGGCTAGGTTTTCCTTAGTCAGACCTCGTGGGCCATATTTATCGAGCAACCTTATCTCGTCGATGTCTAATGTGGCACCCGTGGGCCACGGACGGCAATTTAACTTACCATCCCAAAAGGGGAAGAACGCATAAAGACTTCGACCCAAGTTTCGTTTTGCGTCACGGCATTGATCGTGCCACCATTCCGCCGATGGAGCGTCCATTGGTGCTGGAGTAGACTCTTGAACCATTAACGCGTGGTCGCGGTTAATCATCGAGGGGTAAATCAAGGTATATTGCTCACCAGCGTTAGCCCAGTAAGGTAATTCTGACCCGTGGAAACTGTCAGGTGACTGCCCGATACCAACAGCCCCAGATTCACCTGAAAGTACGCGCATTTTACCGCCCGCGCCCCCATCGAAGGTCATCTGACGGCTTTCTCGGTTGGGCACGGTGGGTGAGCGAAGCGCATCAGGCCACCTTGCATGGCAAAAGTGGACACGACTGTGTAAGTACTCGGCACGTTGCTTATTATCCGCTATGCAAACGTGGTCCCACCCTGGAGTATAGGCAGTTTTTGCGTAGGCACATAACTCTGCAACTAATGACTTACCTGCTTGCCGATAACCCAGGAGGGTGAGCCACTTAGTCTGCCCGAACTTGGTTTTAGGTGGGTTAGAAAAGTACGAAACGACAGTCGCCTGTAACTTCTCTGTAATCTTAAAGGGATCGTAAGGTATTTCCCGCCCAGTCGACTGGTCATGCACCTTGCCGTAAGCGCGCAAACTAAGCGCGGGGTCAGCTAACGCTGCTAATGCGTCGGCTGCACCACTATTCATTATTTACAGCCACTTTTTCGGGTTCGACATCAATCACGTCGTCAGCCAACGTATATGCCGCCTCTAATTTAGGGGCCTCGCGACGAACTTGAACTAATGCCGTAATGACATCAGAGTAAGCCGCTTCAGGGGTGCCCATCGCGCTGTTCTTAGTCGCCAAAACCGTAAACATCATCTCGGTCCACAATCGAGCCTCACGTGCGATAGCTGGGGTTATGTTCCCCTCGATCATCTCGGCCAGGATAATCTGACTAAAACCGACTAAGTCGTCATAATCTTTAATCTGGTGTTTTTTGACTAAGGAAGCAATCGCTTCACGCTGTTCCGGCGGAACTAAAGCTAACCAGCTTCGGTACTCGGGACCTTCCCCGGATCCTTGACGGGATGTGCTTGCCTTCCTCGAAATTTTACTGGACGACATGATGTTCTCCTGTGAGCGTAGGTGCCCAACCAATGGCGATTAAGATGTAATCGTAACCCGTCTCTACTTGCAAGTTTTCCCTCACGAACAAATCGCCAAAAGTTACTCGAAGACAACAGTACCCGAACTTCACTCGGCCTTATAAATTGGGGCCCCCGCTCTAACTGGCTTTGAAGCTGGAGCTTTTTAAGCATACCGATGTCCACGTTAATAGGCCAGCGAACTTTTTGCCAGTCGATGTTTAAACACCACAAAGCGAACGTTGGTTCCTCACACAGAGACTTCAAATCCTCAAACATTTCATCCTGAATAAAACCAACGGGCTCACCCGTTATTTTAGCTATTTGATGGAGCGAAAAACCAAAACAGTAGGCGCGTAGATAGAACATCCCCTTAGATAAGAACTTTTTACGTTCGATCCTACCCCACTTCATACACGCCAGTTCGTACGGACGGGGCGGAGGCACTTTACCGAAGGCTTCCCGAAGAAATTTGGGGTAAGCACGAGGCGCATGGTATGCAGTTGGGGATAAAAACCAGTCCAACATTAGTGGGGTTTCTTTCATCCAGTCGTAAATCAAATCCCGTCGTTCAGGAGTTGAGCGCAACTTGCGTGCCCACGTAAAAGGGCGACCTCGCCAACGTTGGGCGAACTCCAACATCTCCTGGTCGCAACGCTTGAAAAGCGTAAGCTGCTCAACCCCGCTCTGACACCGCACCGCCATCCAAGTAACCGGATGATTGAAAGGCTTTTCGGTGTTAGGTACAGTGTTTGTGCGAGTGCGGTACTTAAACCGCTCCACATCGTCACTAAGTGCGGGTATTTTTTTCGGCAAAAGGAATGACCTTAATCTTCTTAGGTTGTAAATCTTGGACATCCCTCAAACGAATACCCAACCACGGACGATAAGTAACCTTGGACCCCTTCTTAGTGGGTTTCCCCTGACGGAACCCTCGTTCCCGCATCAGCATGGCGAAGTAGCGGGGCTTCATAGGAGCCTCGTGATTCTCCTCACACCAGTCAAGGAACGCATTGTATAAAATCTTAGGGTTTATCTCTGCGGGCTTCTCCCGAACACAGATGTCGTCAAAGAAAGGCTTAAGCTGGTCTAACTGCTCACGGTATTCCCGTGTTGCTTCAACCACTTCTGAAGGGGCGTTCAGTCCGTTGCGCTGCCAGTCCAGACAACCCGCAACGAGTCGGTTAAGGACCCCAGGTAACTCCGCGAAAAGTTTAACATCGAGATGTTTATCTTGTTTTTCTTCGGGGATACTAACCTCGAACGGCACTAAGAGAACCCTTCGCCAGATACCTTCGTCATTACCCTTGATGATGGGCTTATGGTTAGCTGCCAGCCAGAGTTTATGTGTAGGCATAAACTCGAAGAAGTCTTTTTTCATGTATCGAGCTTTAATTAAATCCCCACCAGTCATCTGCTTAATGGATGCTTCAGCGAATCCTCTGCCCCGGTCGATTTCGGAGCAGACCACTAGCCTTGCCCCAAGCAGGTCGGCGACTTCTGTGGGATGTCGGTTGTTTTTTGCTGCGAGCAACAATTCAGGGGCCCCTTGTTTAGAGTACCCTCCGAGAAGTTTCTGGACTGTTCCCAAGAACGTAGATTTACCGTTAGCCCCATTCCCGTAAAGGAAAATGAGTTTCTGTTCACTTACCGAGCCAGTAAGGGAATAGCCGAGGTACCGATACAGAAAAGAAATAAGGTCGAGTCGTCCACCTAAAATCTCATGTAAGAAGTTATCCCACGTGGGGCATGTAGCATTGGGGTCATATTCTACTGGACACATTTTAGTCAGTAGGTGCTGTCTTGTGTGTGGTAGTAGTTGCCCGGTCTTTAAGTCGACCGTTCCGTTAAAAGCATTTAGCTTCCAAGGATCTTTATCTAGTGCCGAGACTTTAACCGCTACACCGTCTTCATACGCGGCGAGGTTAACCATCGAGTGGAGACCCTTCGAGGATTCAGATTTAACGGCGTGTTTGAACAGTTGCGCCGCGCGATCACGATCTGACTCGGCTGTTGCTTCGGCAAAAATCGTGGCCACAGCTTCTTCAGCTAAACGCATGACGCGCCCGGTCTCGTCAGTCTCCCAGCGTTTCCCGGTGTAGTACATCCACTTCTTCCAGCTTGGGATAAATTTGAGGTTATCTCCAAAGCCTCGAATAAGACGTTTCGCGTTACCCAGGTCTGTGAGCCCCGGAGCGTTCCCGCTAGACGGAAGGCGTTGGGATGCGCCAGTAGAACCTGTTCCACCACCCCCACTTGAGCCTGAAAAGTTTCCGAATTTCTTTTGAAACTCCTTCCAACCTTTACGTCCTGACCCGATACAATTCTGGTGCTGGCATCCTGCGTAGATTTCCCCAGCGTTAGTTTGAACAACATACGCCGAGGTGTCGTTATGCGTTTCATCAAAAGGGCATACGTCGAAGACAAACTTACGGCCTTTTGTTCCCCACTTCATTTCGGTGGGTTTGTCGTGTTCTCCGAAGTGAGCATGGAACCACATGTCTAAGCGACGTGCGCGTTCCGAATTAAACCCGCTTGATGCTTCGAGGGGGGCCCGTTTTGCAAATGCTTCGATTTTTCCGCGAGCGACTTTCTTAAGTGATTCGGGCGCGCTAAGGAGTCGGGCATTTCTGTGGGGTCGTTCTTCGGTGTTCCCGCCCTTTCGTGCTGTTGTGCCGTAGAGTTTCCAGATACGCGCGGGGTTAAAGACCTTTTGGTCGATAGTTACCCCTTCTGTGTCGAAGAATAGGCTTAGAGCGGCGTAGAATCTTTGAATAATGGTGTGGTGTGGTGGTAGCTCTACCCGGTAGATGAGG